TAGCTGTCTATATAGTTATAATTCTTGTTGCAAATAGAAATTTTGTGATAAGATGTAAACACCATGAAGTACAAACATACAGCCACGAATTTGGGATTAATTGTAACTTTGCTTTCTGCGCTTACAAATTGTGCTGCAACAGACAAAGATCATACTGGGATTTTTCCTGATGGAGGCGATAAAATTTGTGATCCAAATGATGCTGTAATTCCTTGTTTCGTAGGTAAGACAGAGCCGTGTAATAATTTTAGTTCAGGATATGCTGGTGATGAACTATGCATGAAACCACCAATAAATGGTTTCCAGTATCATATCGGTCCTACAAATTATGATGATCCAAATGAGATTGAAAAGTGGATTCTTCCGGCCGGGGGCTATGATGCAAATGATCCACGAGCGGTAATTCTTGGATCTGAAGCTGATGTCAATTGGTGTTATTATATGAAAACGCCAAATGATGCTGAGATATTTACAGGCGAATACTATTCTCATATGCGACCAGGTTCGCATCATTTTATTATGTTTGGTCTTGCTGCAGATTCAGATTTGAAGGACAGCACTGCACCAGAGAGCTGTAGCGGACAAAATAGCCAAGTTGCTTCAGGTGCAAATTTCCTTGCCGGTGCAACACGGCGTGTGCAAAATGCAGCAATGGTAGGTGATACTGAAGAAGACAAAGGCCTAGGTACGCCGACTGCAGCACATCAACAGCTCAATATGAATCTACATTTTGTGAACCCAGGTGAAACACCCGTGCTTCAAGAAATTTGGGTCAATATGATTGAAAAGCCTGCAGGAGAGGTTACAAGCATAATAAAGGCAATCGAATGGCTCGGAGGTCTCGGTATGGATATACCACCAGCAGCTCATCAAGTCTTACAAAGTGATGCGTCTGTTTGTTCGCCTCCATTTGATGACACGCGCATTTTAGGAATTACAGCGCACATGCATTCAAGTACAACACGTGTTTCAATGTATCGTCAAGTTGCAGGTTCGTCTACTAAGGAGCTTATATTTGATGATTTCAATTGGGAAGAACCAACTGTCTGGCTCTTTAATAGCAAGTTCATAAATGAATCTCCTGACAGAGTCGTAAACAGATCTGGTTCAGCTTTTAATGGAACGCTTGTGGCAAATACCAAAGATAAGTTCACATGGGAATGCGAAGTTCAGAATAACACGAATGTCAATCTTCAATTCTCAGACAAAGCATTCACCGGTGAAATGTGCAATGTGTTTGGAATGTATGCAGAACCTGCAGCATCCAAGCCATGGCAGTGTTTTTTCTTTTAAGCTCAGCCGACGCCAGTAAAGCCGTTACTACCAGTTATTGGTGTAAGACCAGTATCTTTAATCATCGTGAGACCTGCTAAGACAGAAAATGTTGGTGCTCCAGCAGAGCCACTAACAAATATTCTGTCTGTTCGAAGTTCGTACTGAGCACTTTCTGAGCCGCTTAGAACGAAATAATTCGAATTTACAGGAAGCATTCCTGCAGATGTAAAGCCAACAGAAAGAACTGCTGCTGTAGGACCTGTATTTTTAACTGAAATAAATCGCGTTATATAGCCGAATTTAAGCTCTTTTACTTGTCCCAGTGAAACAAATGAAGATGTAACCCACGGTGTTGCAGAAATTTGATATGCCGCAGTATAGCCTTCGCCCATGCCTGGATTGCCTAGTCCCATATTACACCTTGATAGTAGTTCTCTGATAACTATCCAATCATGTCAATTTGTTTCCTCATATGAAAATGGCAGTGCAAATTTCTGTCATTTCATGTTAGAATGGATCAAATCGATGATAAAAGCGATTCTCATATTGGCACTTGTCTTTTACATGTTCTATGGAACATTACGTATAGAAATACAAAAAGATGACAATTGATAAGAAAATTTCATTGGATGACTTCGTGCCTGATTACAGCTGGCACCAGCGCGCGTTGAGCGGATGGAGCACAGACACGCTTGTAAGTGATAATAACAAGCAAAGTGCAAAGTTTAAGAATCTAAAGTATGGATGGATCAAAGTCAACAATGACATGATGGGTAGAAGGGATCGTGCACTTGGAGTCAGACCTGAAAAACTCATTGACTGGCGGAGTCTTGAAAGGCGTTATCACCAGCTTGATGAAAGCTGGAAAGATGCAGACACCAAATTTTGGCGTTCATTAATGCAATTCACGCGAACAAAAGACAGATACGAGACATGGATATACATTGGAGATGATGAACTTCTGCGAGTACAAATAAATGACTCATCATCTAGCGGCGGTAGTTACTCTTCGGCTTGCGCATCTAACATAGCAAAAAGTCTTATCTCGACTGATACTTCTACACGATGTGATCAGCCACAGCGCATGATTACCTACGAAAAGGGAGGTAAAGAAATTGCTCATCTTAAGATGAGATCTGAGCGATTAAGAATTATAGCATGGAAGTATAAGTCTGCATTTTGTCGTGGAATCATCGATCGAATTATTGCATACAACAAAGCAAATGATCCGGACTATATAGAGTACAGTCACAGGAGTAGTGTTGTGTATCAAACATTCATTGTTAGTAATGAAGATAGAAAGTACGTGTTTAATTGTGCACCAGGAAAACCTATAGAGCTTGTTAGTCATGACGATGTGATCGCATGCTGACATTTTTCATTGCAATGATGTCAATTGGTTTCTTTATATTTTTGAAGTCACCCAATGCAGTAAATATTTTGACTTGGATTTTTACTCTTTGTTTTTTGGCGCCATTTTTGTCATTCATATGTGGGACATTTGTATGGGCAGTTTGTGTACTCGTGTCGATTATTTTTTACAGTGGCGGATGGTGGACGCTTGATGCATACCTTGGTTGCTGCGCATGCGCCGGTTTGCCGTTTGGTGCATTTATGAGCTGGACAATATTGAGCAAGTAAACAATATTGAATTCAATGTGCAATTCATAACATGAATATGTTAGATTAAATTGATGAACGTTATTAAGAAAGACGGCCTTAAGCCGATAAAGATGTGGACTAATGGAGTTCCAGTTGAAGATTCTGCAATGAAGCAACTCGAGCGCGTCGCAACACTTCCATTTGTAATGCCGCATGTTGCAGTGATGCCAGATGTACATTGGGGCATGGGTGCAACTGTTGGATCAGTCGTACCAACAATTGGTGCAATTATTCCTGCTGCTGTGGGAGTTGATATAGGCTGCGGAATGCTGGCAGTTCGAACGTCAATGACGTCAAATGATCTTCCAGATAATTTGCATGATCTTCGGTCTTCAATAGAGGAGTCAGTTCCTCATGGTCGAACTGATAACGGTGGAGCAAATGACAGAGGTCGCTGGGGCAATGTTCCTGACGATACTGCTTTGGCATGGGAAATGCTCGATGCAGATTGGAAAAATATCGTCGGAAAACATCCAAAAATTCATGGTCGGTCTGGTGTTACGGCTGAACATCTTGGAACACTTGGATCAGGAAATCATTTCATTGAAGTGTGTCTAGACGAATCTGATTGTGTATGGGTAATGTTACATTCTGGTTCTCGCGGTGTCGGAAATCGAATAGGCACTTATTTCATTGACAAAGCAAAAGAAGAAATGCAGAGATGGTTTGTCACGCTGCCTGACACGGATCTTGCATACTTGCCTGAGGGTTCTCAGTATTTTGATGATTACGTGTCGTCTGTCGACTGGGCACAGAAATACGCTTTAGTGAATCGTGAATTGATGCTTAAGAATGTGATAAGCTCAATGCGAAAGAAGCTGAAAACCAAATTTGAGCTTTCAGAAGCAATCGTAAATTGTCATCATAATTACATTTCCAAAGAGAATCATTTTGGAAAAAACATCTGGGTGACTCGCAAGGGTGCAGTTAATGCACGAAAAGGTCGTCTAGGCATTATTCCAGGATCGATGGGAACTCGATCTTACATCGTGTCAGGAAAGGGCAATGAAGATTCTTTTCATTCATGCTCACATGGTGCTGGTCGAAGAATGTCACGTGCAGAGGCAAGAAAGACATTTACACTCTCAAATCATCGAGATGCAACTGAAGGTGTCGAATGTCGTAAGGACAAAGAAGTTATCGATGAAACACCGGGTGCATACAAAGATATTGATGCTGTAATGGCTGCACAAAGTGATCTCGTTGATATTGTTCATACTCTCAAGCAAGTTTTATGTGTGAAAGGATAAAATGACTGAAAATTCTCAAAGAGTACGAGAACCACTACCGGAGGGACGATTAATTCGCAATATTTGTCGTTGCGAAAAATGTAAAGATATAATAGAATCAAAGCATCGGCATGACTTTAAGTTTTGCAAATGTAAGTCAATTTTTACAGATGGCGGGCTTGATTATGTCCGCCGCGGCGGCGATCTAGAAAATATCACGGACATGTCTGAATATGACATTTAGAACAGCAAACATTGACTGGGTAAGTCTCATAAGCAGCCATGATTTAATGACAAATGAGTCACTCGGCGCGCTGGATATCGGTTTGAATAACGGTGGTTTTGTATCTGGTGGTTTTGCAAGAATGCTTGCTGTTGCAATTTTAACAGACATCCACTTGCTGTCAAAAAAGAACTGTGATCTGTGGAAAGAAATTAAAGACAATACTAGACTTTGTCAAAATTCTATAGATGCCTTTATTAAGACAAGATTTTATCACAATGACAATGGTATTCCTGGAAAAGGTAGATTTCTTTTATCACACGTGTGCGATATAGATGTCTGGTTTAATTCTGAGCAAAACGCTATTGATGCGTCGCGACAGCTTATACACTCGAGAGATGTAGTTTGCAATCTTCCTACACTCGGGGGATTTGGTCATGAATTTATCGTTGGTAAAAATATTTTTCAATTCATTAAGAAACTCACGGGCACTGCTGAAGAAGTGATTGATTCTTTTGATATCAAAAATGCAAAAGTGTATTTTGATCGTGATGGAATTCATTGGTCAGATGAATGGGCAATTCTTGAAGAAAATAGAATGCTTGGCATTGATGATTTTTCGAAACCAAGCATTCTCTGGCGAATAAAAAAATGGTCATCAAAGGGGTATAATTTTGGTTATGCAAAATTCCGACAAGGTGATGATAAAAAATATATTGATGCATTGATCAGAATTGCTAAAATGACAGAAAACCATGAACTTTATCGTTGGGGCCTCGAAGTTAAAATTGAAGAACTTAGCAAGATCAACGATAGAATTTGCTGCTTTCTACCTGATGAGTCAATGTTAAAAGCATCATCATCAATTTTCAATAATGATTATGCGTCACTTATTGCTTCTATTACTTATGAAGAAAATAAACAACGCAATGAGATGCGACGCGATCCATTTTAGGAAATAATAGAAACAATGACAAACAGTATTATGACATTTCTTCGTGAGCTTGAAAAACAAATAAAGGAAATTCGCGAACAACTTACTCGAATTGAAGTTACACAAGCTGCACAGCAAACACAAAATCAGTTCTACGATTTTGGCAGAGTTTTACCGAATAATCAACTTAAACTTATTCCACAAGCTCCGCCCACAAACATTATGCCAGGTGGTTCTTATAGTAAATGCAGCAAGTGTCAAATGAAGTTCAAAGATATGACAAATTATTGCTGTGGACAGTCTAACTGTCCTCTTAGAACTTTAAGTACTTTAAGTGTTTCAAGTGTAAGCGTAGCAAAAGGTGTTGAGTCACTTGATTTGCGTTTGAAACATGAAATGTGCACACCAACCAAGGATAAATGCTGATATGAATGCAATCGCTTTAACAGATCCTGATGGCAATGTCTTTGCTTATCTGTGTGAAACGTGTAGAAAACCACACTATGTAGCTTCAGGAATTATAATTGGAGGAATACATCAGCTGCCATCAGCAAATCAATACAATTTCCTTAAAAAAGGAACAGACACATGCTGCACGTGCAGAGATTGCAATATTCCCGTCGCTCCTGGTGCATTACGTTGCCCACAGCATACAGAGAAAAATAGACTTGAATCAGAAGCAATACAAGCTGAATATGCTGCAAAAGAAAAAATTGGAAAGAGGCTATATGCTTCTACAATTAAGAAATCAAAAGACAAAAATTCAGCAGTGCTGCTAAGACATTATATGAGCGATCTTTCGGAAGACAGGTGGGCAGCCGGCTGGCTTTGTAAGCTTGAATTCATTTTATGGACTAGTCTCATAAAAAGCAAAAGTCCAAATGTCGAAAAGTTTAGACCACACGAGTTAAAGGCATTGCAAGATTATTCTACTGCCGCCGGAGGATGGTGGCATTGGAATGAGAGTGCATCAAGAGAGATTTTTTTGACGCACGATGAATGGCAAAAGATTTACAATGATTCTCTAGTACGCAGCGTATAACACATATTTATGTTGTGAAGAAATTATCGTTTCAAAGTAAGCTGCAAGGATGCATTGAAGAAATATTCATAAGTATTGTATTGTTCTTCTTTAGACGTGTATTGCCCATATTCTTAATTGGAATCTGGTCTATTATTTTTGTATTATCGATTTTCGTCGAGCCATATCAAAAGAGAAAGAAACAATAGCAAATGATGCTCATTTGATGGTCTCTCCCCACGCAACAAATCTTGGCATTTGTGGTAGAACTATTTGGAGACCAATCAATCTAAGATCTGAAAAGAACACTTCTCTAATTGCGTCTTCTCCGAATCTGTAATAGTCACCAGGAAATCTGTGTACACCGAGTACTTGACTATGTGTATAACCTGGGACTCCGATTATCAAGTGACCACATAATACACGTTTCATCTCTGATAATGTAAGCCAAAATTTTGGATCGTGTTCAAGCGTTGCATTACAAACGACAAGATCAAAATAGTCATCAGCAAATGGAATTTGCCAACCTGATGCACTCATAATTGTCACGTCACCTGTTAGCTGTTGTGATGCATCTGCATTGATTCCTATGCGAATTTCAGATGCTGTAAGTGCAGGAAGTGTAAGAAGAGTATCAGCCTTCGTTGCACCTACTTCCAAGACTCTTTTTGCTTGAACAGGCAGACCAAAAGTTATTTTTGAAAAAACTTCTCTAATTGCTTCGTGCATGTACGCACAATATACATAGTTATTGTTATGAAGATTCGTTTGTCAGAATTAAGAAGATTAATCAGAGAGTCTCTAACACAACAGAGCGTTGTTCCTGGCCGCTGGGATCCATCCAACGGAGAACCAGTCGATTCTGATGACATTGCATTGATGTCAACTGGTGGATTAGGAAAGGATGACTTAGAAGATGAAGATGCGATTGATTGAATTGAAGCGTCTAATTCGAAGGGTGTTAACAGAAGACGAAATGCCGAGCGGTGCCGAAACAACATCTACTGCAAAAGGATTCTATCCTTACGAAATCGAACGAGGCACGGATATTCATGGGTTCTGGTATAAATCACCAGGAAGAGCTCAAGGAACTGATGGAGATCCTGGCAGGCCCGCTGATGCAGCAGAATACATTGGTCTCAAAACAAAAGGTGCTACTCCCGCAGATGCATCAGCAGAACTTGCTCCACCAGATAATGATGTTCCAGGCGGAGAAGGCTAATTGTACTGTTGTCACAGCAGTGAATAGGATTATTTTATGTTGCTTTTAAAGAGAATTTCAAAATTGTCAGGCGGTACGTGGGGAATCTTGAAATCACCCAGGGTAATTGCTCTCATTAAAGTGGGAATTGCTGTCCTGGCTGTTGTTCAGGCAATTGAAGAATTGAGAGATGTTCCACGCGGTTCAAAGGCTAAGATCGGATTTAAACAAGAATTCGTTAATGACAATAATGAAGAACAAGACTAAAAAATTCTCATTGTGTATATTTACTGATTGTTAATCCATATGGCAAAGTCAATCAGTAAAAAATCAGAGTATGTTGAAGATATCCAAGACGATATCGAAAAAAATGCTGAAGAACCTGCAGGTTCTCCGCTTGGAAGAATTGCGTTTGCGCAGAATCGTCGGGGATTGCCAAATGAGAAAAACACTGATGAAGAACAAACCATTTATGACGATCTTAGGAGTCATATTAAAAATAATGATCCATTTTCGACTGACACATCACAAAAAATTAAAAAGTTAATGTCAAAACATCTTTACACAGGGATGTTTAAAGAACCAGAGTCATCACCTGTTTACAGAGGCATGACTGTTAGTCCTGAATGGCTAGCAAAAGCATTTAAAATAAAAGCATATGATAAAGCAACGTCATTAAGAAGCAACCTTGCAAAAGGTGGCAGCATTGAGAAAAATTTCACATTTACACCGAGAACTGGCGCTAGTTCATCTGCTTGGTCAACTGATTTAAGAACTGCTAAGAAATTTGCAAATGACGGACCACAAGAAGTGCCTATCATTCTCTACGCATATGTAGAAGACAACAAAAATAAATTTTTAGATCTCAAAGCCAACAAAAATAATGGCATTTATTCATTGGGTCCAATGCAAGGTTTTGAAAAAGAAAAAGAAAACATAGGGCTTGGTAAAATCAAAGTTTTTAAGGTCGAGTGGCTGAAACATAGCGCATGGTGACTAGACAGATTTGCGATTCTTCTTTGCAGACTCTGTAATCAGTTTTCGTGTAGTTAAATTTGCATACTTGCAACTTAATGAATCTTCAACAACATTTGAATTGTAAGCTTTGAATGATCCGCCATGACCAATACTTAGATGACAGTTTTCATCACTCATACAAAGTGTGATCAAGTTTTTTGCGTCTAATTCAAGTTCGGGATGTAGATGGAATGGTTGAATGTGATGAACTTGCAGTTCCTTTGTGCTATCACATGCAGCACATTTTCCATTTTGTAATATGAACTTGTTCCTTACATTGTCCCATTCAGGCGATCGTTTTTTTGATTTCTTTTTTTCTCTGATTTTAGAGCTTAATCTCTGAACTTGTTTGATTAGTTGAACGATCATAGATGATAATTATATTTGTAACATCGATATCTGCAGTATATGTTTAAACGAGCGACAATTTAAAAGGAAGAAATGTCAAGAGTAAATAATTTGGATACAAAGGTAGAAACGCCACTTCCTCAACTTCGTAAGTCAATAGAAGCACTTCAACCAGGACAAAAAATTGAGATTGAAAATACAAAGGAAGAGATTCTTCGTACAAGAGAGAATTTGACGCGCCGGCGCGCGGAGCTTCCAGGCGCAGATGATCATCTCGATTATATTGAAGCACTGCTTATTGCTGAAGCAAATGATCAGCTTAGATTCAAAAAGTGACAGACTGAAAAGACTTAAGATGTCGTGTATGACATGCGCTAACTATGTGTAAAACGTGTTGTGGTACTTTCCAAGAAAGACTGCAATTTGAAAGGTGAAATCATCGATACACAGATGATAGTAACTAATAATGGACTGGTAACTCAGCTGGTAGAGTAGTGGATTTTTAATCCATCAGTCGCGAGTTCAAATCTCGCCCAGTCCACGAAGAGAAAACGAATGCCAATCTATCCCTATCTGTGTTTGTGTTGCAAAAACGAATTTGAAATTGAGCAATCAATAAAGGACGAAGTTGGCAGTGAATGTCCCAAATGTAAAATTTGGACGCGCAAGAGACAGATTCCTGCACAGACATCTTTTGCACTAATTGGTGCAGGTTGGGCAGCTGATAATTACTCATCAGTGGTCACCAAGAAGACATCAGACTGACGTCTGATTAATCCTTGAAATAAGATATGAGATTACTAACGTCGTATTTTTTTCTATTTTTCTCGGGCATCCTGGGAGGCTGTATTAGTAAGAGTATCAGTCGTGGTGAAATTATTGTATGGGCTTCACTAATGCCATCTGCAATTGCAGGTGTGATTTGGGGTCTAATCGCAAAAGAGTCGACAAATCTTAGCTTTTCTGTTGCACTTTACAATGTCATATTTTCGTCAGGTTTCATCATTGGCCTGTTAACAATGGGAGATCGTCTTTCATCATCACAAATAGTTGGATTTGTGATAGCTTTAATTGGCACTGTTGTCATGACAAGATGAACAGGTGCTATTTTTTAGCTGTTACTAGAATTCTAGATGATCTTGCAGCCGGATGTTTAGCTTGCCGAAGTGCATGTTGTGTCTCTGCATCGATCGATCCAAAGACATTCTTTACAATTCCCGTTTTTTTGTTCATTGTAACGACATAGCCGCCACTTGACATTGTGAACGGTTTTGTTAATTTTGTCATATGATCAAATTTTGAACCATCCGCAGATTGAGGATCAAACCACATAGGCGTGACAAAGTTTGACACTGAGACTTTTGCGCCCGACTTTGTTGTGATATCATAGAAATCATCTTCAACTGGGTCTGCTGCTTCACGAGCAATCATAGTACCCGTGAATGTATCTGCCCAAAGATTAACATTCGGATTACAATAAGCTTCGATTACTTCGTGCGACAAAACTGCAGAAACAGACAAAGAGCCTAAAAGAATTGTTCCGCCGTTGTTAAGGATTGGATTTACAAATACCCTTCCCCATACTTTGCCGCTGGGCGATTCAGTATGATAACCCAGCGCCCCGGCGGAGTCGGAATCGTCAAATATTACAATAGGATATCCTATCGTTTCTGGTTGATTGAGTACGATATTCCAGGGTGCGGTTAACCATGCTGGCGCTACATGCTGATTAAGTTGTGTTATTACAGCTTCTACCATCAACAAAAGATCTGAATCATTAACTTTTGTTGAATTGTTAATGATGTTAATTGTGGGCGCCGCGATTTGTGCAACAACATCAGTGGGTGTTGTAATTTGTGTAGTATTGACAGGCGCAAAAGTAAAAGATGATGATGTGGCTGTCAACAATGATGTAGATCTTTGTTTAATGAGATTAACAATAAACTCAGTTGCCGTCGCAAATTTTGGTGTAATTGTCGTAGAAAATTTTGGAATAACAGGTTGTGTCATTGTGATCTATCTCGTTGTTTCTCGTTTAGTGAATATCATTTCAAACATTTTTAACTTCGTCAGATTCGGGTTGACCTTCGGCGCTGCTTCCGCCTGGTGCCAAATTTTGTACTGAGTCCCATATTGTTGCAGCAATTAGTCCTTGAATTCTGTCAACATCTAGTTCCGGAACTTCAGGTTCTGTTACAACAGCAGCATTTTGTATCTGACGAGCAAAAAGCTGACCTTCACTCTTTCGCCTGTTATAAAGCCCTGGTGAAACTGTTAACACACCCTTTATTCTTGCCTTGCTCCAGTCGAGAAGTCTGACCGGCACCTGATCATAGTTTCCTTGATTCAGCATTTTGCATGCTCCGGAACTTGCGTACACACCCGTACCACAATTGAAGCCAAAAGAACAAAGTGCATCAAATTGATTTTGATTTAGTTCAACCTTGATACTATTTTTGATTGCTTTTTCACATTTTTGAACATCTACTGCGAGAATTTGCAAAGCTTTTTCTAGCGAAATTTCAATTCCATCCGGAAAAGATTCACCTGCAGTAATAAGGTGCCCAACACCAATCGTTCTGTAACCTGCGATGTCACGATACGGCTTTAAGACACAACCTTCCCAATCAGAAATGAACTTTAGTCCTGCATGTGAAATTTTTAGAGATTCGTTCATGGATAATAACTATTCATCTGTTATCTTAGATGTAATAAACTTTTGTAATATGCTTGCATTCCAACATATGATATTAACTGTTGTCGAGAAACATTTGAACAAATGTTGATTGTATTGTTTTTAGCAGTGCAAATTATGATCAGTGCAAATTATGATAAGACCAACCTAATCTTGCATGTCTTTTGATAGAAAAATGTTAGTAATGGCTGCAGAGACTGCAGTACAAGGAAGTGATCTTTCACTTGACATAAGAAGTTATAGACTAGGTGCAGTAGGGTTGCGCGCAGATGACGTTATTGTCACGTCTAGAAACTTGCCGGCTCAAGACTGCATTCCTGAGCATCATGCTGAAACTCGACTTGTTCGTAAACTGACGCGCGGTTCTATCGTTTGGGTTGCTAGAATAGGTCGAACTGGTGCATGGCGAATGGCGCGCCCCTGCAAGGGTTGTGAAAATTGTCTTAGAGCATCGGGAATAAAGCGAATTGTGTATACAGTTTCACCGGGTGAATGGGAATCGATCAATCTATGATAGACATTAAAAAGAAAACAAACGTTGTCTTTTTGGGACCGCGCCTAGAACAATGGAAGGAATCATACGCTACACCATCAAAGAAGACTATTTTTAGTCTTTCAGATCAAGGAAATCTACGAATAACATCTAGCCTTTCTAAGCTTAGCGAACAATTGAATGTGTTTGATGCAATAAAATTGCTATCAAAAATATCTGCTGATATGGAAAAAATAATCATCACTGATTAAAGAAAAAAGGAAACAAAATGGAAAACAATACAAATAGTAACATCGAAAACAAGCCGGCAATCTTTACACTTAAGCGCATCGTTATCGGCGTTATTGTAACAGCAATTGGTTTTGGCCTGTATGTCTTCAACAAGCGCAACAACGACATCGAAGTTTGAGAAACATCATAATGACCAAGAAAATCAACAAGTCCAAGCAAATCAATAACATCGAACAGGAACCTGTTCGTGTTCATTCTGAAAATATGAATATGCCTGATGTAGCGAACATGGATGATTTGTCATACGCAACTGACAGCGATATTGATGATCGCTATCGTTATATACTCAATGGCAAAGAGGCTATGGGACAAAATGATTCAGTTCGAATCAAGTGGGAAGAAGAGCTTTCATATCTTCAGCGTGAATCAAAGATTAGAGCATCAAGGCGCTTTGCGCACGAAGCATACCTTCGTGATCATCCTGAAGAATCTAATTACTCAGACGATCAGACTAATTGATTATGCAAATTGAGAAGAAGACTAAGAAATCAATAGCAGCAACAGCAACAGGTCAGCCTAATGTCATTTCTGCTTATCTAAGCGATCTTAGAGAGTTTCCACAGATAAAGCATGCTGAACTTGTAACACTGTTTCAAACATATGAAACAGGAGGAGTTGCTTCTGAAAAGGCACGCAAGAAGTTAATTGAAGCAAACTTGCGTCTTGTAATTTCAATCGCAAAGAAATACAAGGGACATAACATTCCGCTTGAAGATCTAATTCAAGAAGGAAACTTGGGATTGTTAAAGTCAATCGAACGATTCGATTACAAGAAGGGCTTCAGGTTTTCAACATACGCATCCTGGTGGATCAAGCAGGCAATTAGCCAACATGTTCTAAAACGAAAGCGAATGATTAGGCTGCCTGCCCATGCCGCCGGAGTACAGCGAAAGCTAATTCAGGCATCAATGGAATTCAAGGAGATGACAGGAAGTAATCCTACACCAGAAGAACTTCTGTCTATGGTGGATGCATCAGAGACAGTTGTTAAAGCAACAATGGCAGCTGGTCATCATGTAGTCTCGCTTGATCAGGGCATGC